TGACACTGATCCAAAGCAACCAATTATTCATTGTGTTTGCGAAAATTGTGGAACGGAGTGGGTAGAATGACTGGCGCATCTTATTTTGAGATGGGCGGAAAGGTCATTGAATTGAAGGCGGATTATGATTATGCCACCGGTAAATCATCCGCAAAACAACGTAATGTCCAACGTAAGATGGCAAAGGACATGCGTGTTATTGAAGAGGTTCCTGAAATGGTATCATCAGCTGCGACTAGCGAGATGGGAACCTTTGAGACAATTGGTCATTATATGGGTCTTGGCGGCGGCGTTATTTTCGGCGTTGCTACATTCCCAGTGACTCAAGCGGATTCTCCGCTGATCGGACCTGCCGATTTTGCATGGTTCGGTGCAACTGTCAGGTTTACACAGAAGTCCCAACACGTGGGGCGCACTGTTGGTAGTTGGTTAGATTGATATAGTCGTGTTACAAGCGTGTAACATGGCGAAATTATATTGGCGAGTGAAGCGAGACGGAAAATGGACATATGTGGCCTTTAATCCACTGAATTCATTACCGAGTTTTAAGACATCTTCAGGATGGGAATACTCGGAGGGAGGTCGATGACCATCTTGACCGCTGGCGCTACGGGGGAAATTAATAATAACCCCCGGTATTACCAATGAGAGCATGGCAAAGAGGAATTACTCTGCACGCTCGAAGAAACAGCGGAACATGGAACCCGCTGTAATGACGTTGAACTTCACAGGGATCAACACTGGTCCTAACAGTGCTTCTGTGAATTATATTGACTTGTCACAAGTTGCAAGTCTAGTTAATCGTCGATTTTATCGCCAAGGTATTAATTGGGCCGTTGGCGGATTTAAAGTGTTAAGTGATGGAAATCCAGTTGCTATTGTGATTTCTAAATTGCCAAACACGTGGATTATGTCTAATAGTTGGGAAAAATCAATGCGTACTTGGAATCGAATGAATCGTGAAGCTCTTGCTGAAACAGAGTCCGTTCGACCAAAGTTTTTGGATTTCAAGGTGTTTGCGGATGCTGCGCATCATCAAGCAGGTTTTGCCCAAAATTTGTTGCCGTCAAATGCAGGTGCAGTTGTGGCTACAGCAGGAGAATGGGAATCTGCTAAGATTCATGTTCCACATGCAACAAACGCTCTACCAGCGTCTACGCTCGATTTCGAGTTGATTGCAACTGGTGCGAGTTTCCCTGGAGCGGGAGCATCAGGATTGGATGCAGTTTCAATGATTGAAGGTTATGCATCTTCCCGAGGATTACCAAATGCTTTGGATCCGAATACCCCAAATGATGCTGATGATGCATCTGGTACAACTCCAGAAAACTGGATGGCAGCGTTATTTAACGATGGCAATACTCAGGTTCAAGAAGTACTTGCTGAGATGATTACAGAAAATAACATTGCACCATATCCATTTGAGAATGATGGTGTACATGTTGATACAATGTATCCCGGCGGTGCAAATCAACTTAGTGGATTGCAACTGCATGATATTGAATACGTTACTGGAACAACTATAGGGGGAACCACACGTCTGAAGGGTGGTAACTTCCCTTGTGGATTGGTACAATTTGTTGTTTCTAACAGTAGTCTAGAAAATCCGAGTCAATTAACATTGTTGGTTGACCTTGTATCCGGACATCACAGGGGATACCTGTGTGAATCAATGACGGAGATGTGAAGATTATGACACTAACTCCCGAAATTGAAACAGTCAAGGAGGCGGTTACTACCGCATCATTGCTAAACCACATTCGCTCGAACCGAATCGAGTACGCTCTCGGTTTGGTGACACTGATCCAAAGCAACCAATTATTCATTGTGTTTGCGAAAATTGTGGAACGGAGTGGGTAGAATGACTGGCGCATCTTATTTTGAGATGGGCGGAAAGGTCATTGAATTGAAGGCGGATTATGATTATGCCACCGGTAAATCATCCGCAAAACAACGTAATGTCCAACGTAAGATGGCAAAGGACATGCGTGTTATTGAAGAGGTTCCTGAAATGGTATCATCAGCTGCGACTAGCGAGATGGGAACCTTTGAGACAATTGGTCATTATATGGGTCTTGGCGGCGGCGTTATTTTCGGCGTTGCTACATTCCCAGTGACTCAAGCGGATTCTCCGCTGATCGGACCTGCCGATTTTGCATGGTTCGGTGCAACTGTCAGGTTTACACAGAAGTCCCAACACGTGGGGCGCACTGTTGGTAGTTGGTTAGATTGATATAGTCGTGTTACAAGCGTGTAACATGGCGAAATTATATTGGCGAGTGAAGCGAGACGGAAAATGGACATATGTGGCCTTTAATCCACTGAATTCATTACCGAGTTTTAAGACATCTTCAGGATGGGAATACTCG